CAATGCTCGAAGGAGCATCGAGACGGAGACAGGGCGCCGGGTGGTATCATCCGCGAATTTCCTTCCGAAGAAGGCGGATGAGAAGCAGCTCGGCTGATCAGCGAGCAAGCGAAACGCAGACCTTGGCCAAGCCGCCCATCCCGAGCCGGCGGGCCGCGCCTTCGCTGAGGTCAATGATGCGGTGAAGCCGCTTGCTTGGTCCGCGATCCGTGATAGTCACGACAACCGACCGGCCGGTGCGCTGGTCCGTCACCCGGATGCGCGTGCCAAAGCGCGGTCCCCACATAGCGGCGGTCATGGCGTTCGGGTTGAACCGCTGGCCATTGGCCATCGTCGGGCCACTCTCGCGGCCGTAGAACGAGGCGATGCCGCAAAGCGCCCCCGCATTCGCCAGCGGAGGCCGGAACAGAAACAATGCCGCTACGGCGAGGATGATGGCCGCACCGGCTGTTGCACTGAGCACGGCCCGGATCACTTGCCGAGCCCCAGCCAATGGAGAATTGCCGCCTTGAACTGCTCGCCCCAGGCCAATGCGGCGAGCCCAAGGCCGATGAGCGCCGCCCCGCCACCGCCGAGCAGCCAGACGCCGACACGCTTGGCCGTCTGCATGTCCGCGATCGTCGGCGCCGCATCCTCGACAGTTTTCTTGAGGGCGTTGAGGGCTTCCCGGGTCTGAGCAGTCACGGCCGCGGCGATCTTGATGTCCGCTCCCATGCTTGCGATATTCTCGACGGCACCGTTGACCTTCTCGTGCAGCTCCTTGCGGCTGAGGTGGCTGTCCTGGCGCTCGAGCTCGAAGGCCTGGTCCTGGCGGGTGAGATCGCGGCGTATGCCGGCCATCCCTTCCGTGATTGTGGCGAGCTGGGAGATGATGGTTGTGTTCTGGTCAGGCTCCGCCACTGGCGTCGCTCCTCGGGTCTAGTGTGAGGGGAGTGACGCTCATTTTGCTGGGCAGATTGCCCGGTAGGCACGGTTGTGGGCTTTGATCTGGTCGATCGTTTCCGGCGTGTCGTGCTGGCCGGAATAGGTGATCACGCTGAAGACCTGGCACGAGGTATCAATGTACCGTGTCGCGGTCGTCGGGGTCGGGTTGGCCATCTGAAGGCACAGCAACCCGAGCAGCGAGTGCGGATTTGATCCTTGCCAGTTGCACAGCGTTTGCAGCAGCATCGGCTTCGCTCATTCCCTTAAGCTCGGCCTCGCGTTGAAGGCGCTGGTTGTCGAAGAAGACGTAAAGCTTGGCCAGCGCCTCAAGGATCGCGAGGATCGCCCCGATCGAGAGCTTCACGGGGCCGGCTTGTTCGGCACAATGAAGACAAGAAGCGGCGTGATGGCCGCGATGATGCCAGTGATCGTGTCCGCGCTCAGGAAGCCCGGCAGCGTCACGTGGAACACCAGCGTCACGATCGAGAGGATGCCGAGGATCGCGGCGGTGAGAGCCTTGTCGAGGGTGGTGAACATTTCAGTCCTTGCGGTTGAGCCCGGAGCCGCCGGGCGCGGTCAGGTGGTTTTCATGGAGGGTGGCGCGCCGTCGAGGTACGGGAGCGCGAGGAAGCTCTGCTGCGCGGGGATCGCCTGTCCGAGCGGCCAGCGGTAAGCGACGACGGCCTGCGGATTGAACGCCGACATCCGCACCATGTCGGACTGGTTGCCCCCGACGCAGAGGATGTGCCCGGCCTTGTCGCGGCCGGCGAGGAACGTCACGTGGTGGGGGAATACGACGATGGCACCCACGGCGGCCTGTACGCTCTGGCCATAGTGCGCGTAGCTCGGCGCCCATGCGGTGCGGGCGGAGACGATCCCGCACTCCTCGAGGATCGCCGAGACGAACGTTGCGCACCAGGGCGTCGCATCGTCATGGATGTTCTGCAGCGTCTTGCCGTCGCCGGCGTGGCCATCTGCTTCGTCGAGCCACTTGAGGATTTGCGGGTTGGCGTGCTGCGGCAGATCGGTTTCGTGCACGCCGATATAGCTCTGGGCTTTCGCAAGCCAAACGGGGATGGACATGGGCGCTCCGAAACAACAGGCCCCGCGACTTTGCGGGGCCTGGGAACGGTTCGGAATGGACTTGAGGTTAGAAGATCGCGAGGAAAGCTGCCGTGGTCAGCGGCGTGTAAGTGACCACGAGAATGCCCTGCGCCCCGGCCCCGGACTTTCCGGTCGTTGAGGCAAACCCAGCCCCTCCCCCAGCGCCATAGAGACCGCCGGTCCCGCCCCCGCTTGAAGAGCCGGAACCGCCCCCACCGCCGCCAGAGCCGTGCGAGGCATCCCATTCGGTGCCTGTCGAGCCTGTACCGCCGGCCGACCCAGTATTGCCCGTACCACCAGCGCCGCCGGTCGAGCCGTCCCCTTGCCCGCCACTGCTGGCGCCGAGGGTGCCCGAGGAGGAAGCTGCCGATGCTGTACCAGCCGAAGTGCCACCACCCGCGCCGCCGCCGCCGGTGGCGTTCTGGGAATTTGCTGGCGTCGAGGTCGCCGTACCCGACGCGCCCCCGTTATTCTTGGTGCTGCCGGTCGAGCCGGAGGCCGCGCCGCCTGAGACGCCATTTGCCGAAATCGACCCGCTCGTCGAATTGGCGGTGCCGCCGAGACCGCCCTTGGCGATCGCCAGAGACCCGAAACTCGCATCGGCACCTGCGTTACCGTTGATCTGGTCGGTGGAAGTGCTGACTGATGCGCCGCCGGTGGGAACAACGGTTGACGCCGTTCCGCCCGCGCTCAGCGAAGAGGCGCTTGCCAGCGCATATGCGCCGCCGCTGCCACCCGAGGCCGCCGCGTTGAAGCTGCTGCCGAGATACTTCGCCGCGCCGCCAGAGCCGCCGCTGCCGATCGCCTCCGCAGTGCTCCCTGCTGAAACGAAATCGGCGGGAGCCGTATAGGTGCCGCTGCCAGTTGTCGTGATGAAGGTGACGGTCGCAACGGCAAGGAGCGGTACAAGCTCGCCGAACCATTCTGGCCGGAAGTCGCCACGCTTCCACCGTCCGCCCGGCGAGCGCCATTCCTCGACTTCCCCCCAAAGCTCGGGCTCGAACTTGAGAGCTCCCCGAAGGATCGAATGGAGGATGGCGTCGACGGCCTCGCGGTCGCTGATCCAGCCTTCCCAGAGGATGCGACCGCGATCGTCGGGGTGATGCGCGCGGAGTCGCCAACGGGTCCGCCTGCCGTGCTCGCCGGGGGAAAAGCTCGGACGCCGTGATGCCTCGATCCAGTCGGACCGGCGCATGGGCAGCAGCGCGTTGCCGACCGGTCGATTCCGTTCGGGAAGGATGATCACTGCTGCGCGACCGCTATGACGTCCCACTTGGTATCGGCGGAATTGTAGATCGCGCCGAGATAGAGGGTTTTGCTGATGACGGTAGTCGTGGGGAGTGTAACCCCGACTGCTCGATAGATCGCGTTCCAGGCGAGCGTTTCGGCCGTGCCGGCATCCTTGATGCGGATGATGAGCTTCTGTCCATCCGTCGGCGTGCCAGTCGGGGCGCCGAACGTCGCTCCCGCGGCTAGGGCTGTGACCTCATACTGGTCGGTAGTGTCAGCGTTGGGCGTCGGCGTCGACGAACTCGTGGTCGAAACAATGCGCGGGGTGATGCGCTTGTTGGTGAGGGTATTGGTCGAGCTCGCCGTGATGAAGCTCGACAGGTCCTGGGGCTGGGGAGACACAACCCATACCTGAACGACGCCGGCGGCGTAGCCTTCGAAAAGCAGGAGATCGCCGACAACTGCTGTGTATGGAGTCGACGTGCTGCCGTTGACGACAAGGCTAGAACTCGCCGTCAGGGTGAAGGCGCCCGTTGCGCGGACTATGCGAACCTTGCCCGCCCCGAGCGTTATGGCAGTCGCAGTTGCGGTCCCGGAAATATCCACGAGCGGCCCGGTCGCCGTATCGAGGTTGGTCGTCGAGGCCGAAAGAATGGTAGTGCCGGCGGTAGCGAATTTGTCGAAAGCGCCAATCGTCGTCGTTGAACCGGAGCCGCCAGCCGTGACCGGCCGCGCCGCATTGGCATCCGCAACGAGGTCCGCGAGGTCGCCATTGACCGCCGCGCTGGCGATCGTGGTAGAGGGCACGAACGCGGCATTCGGCAGCGAGTAAATGCCCGAGCCGTCACGAGGCATAGGTGCCTCCCTGTGGTTTGGAGGCTGCCATGGCCATAGGCAGGGTGGAAAGGACCGCCTTGGTGATGGGCCCCTTCCCGAAGGCGCTGAGCGACGCGGCAAGCATCGGGTAGGCTTGGCTGAGGTTACTGGCCGGCGGGGCCGCCGCATCAGGCGCGGGCGCCGGCGGTGCATCGCTGGCCGCTGAGGCCGCAGCCATCGGCAGCGACGCGGTTGGGGCGCCGAACTTGCTTGTCCACAGGTTTGCGAACTGCCCCGCCGTCATGTCGGGCGTGCCGCCGTTCTGGGTCACGGCCTTTTCGCCGACGATGCTGGCGGCTGGGGCGTTTGGATTGGTCAGGAGGTCGAGCGCGCCGGCCGCCCCCTGCTGATGGGCCAGATAGTCCTCGCCTGGCGTAGGGGCGCGCCCTAAGCCATTTGTGAGGGCGACTGTGTTATCCCGCAGGAGCCGGGCGCCGGCGTCGGCGGAAGCGGCAGGATCATAGGGGTTCTCGAGGCCGTATTGCTTGGCCGTCGGCGGCATAAGCTGCATCAGCCCGGCCGCACCGGATGCATTGCGTGCGTTGGGGTTGAGCCCGCTCTCGATCTGCGCCTCGCGGATGAGAACGCTCGGGTCCTGCCCGTAGCGAAGCGCCGCGGCGCGCAGAACATCTTGGATCGAGGAAACGGCCATGCCGCATCATGGCGAGCTCCACGGGAGGCGGAATGGACTTGAGGGCCAATAAGCACTATCTAGCGCCTATGCGCACTGCGGCCGCAATCAGCGTGATTTGCTGGGGACTCCTCTCAATCGGAGCCTATGCCCAGTCGGCGCCAGCCCTTCCCGCCTCCGGGCCTGTCGGTCAGTACCAGATCATCGCCGGCAGCTTTAGGGGCGCGTCAGCAACTATCATGCTGGATACGACGACGGGAGAAACTTGGGTGTTAGGCTTCATTGATGGGGCCGGGCGTGCTTTCTCCGCGCCCGCTCTGGGCGAAACCTACGACGGAGCCAGAGTCGGCTGGATACCTATGATGGTACTGCCGCCAGCTCCAAAGCAGAACTGAACGATGCCTGATCTCGAGCTCAAGCCCGACGAATTTCGCTCTTCCACAAAGCGCGAGATGAGCCCACGCTGGTATCGGAACTGGGGGCTTCTGTGTCTGCTGCCGCTCGCCTGGGGTTTCTGGGAGCGAAACCAGATCGAGCCTACGGCTCTCTTCCTGTTCTCCGGGATGGGCTTCTTCCTGATCGGCATGGCATTCATGGGCTGGCTGCGCGCGAAGGGCTACTGAGCCGCAACGGCATCCTGGAACGCCCGCACATAGGGGCCCGGATCGCCACCGGTGCGGTTCTCGAGCTGCGGCGTCGCCATCATGGCCGCGCGGATGCGAGCTAGCGCCGCCGGCGACTTGATCGGAGCAGTCGCACCGCCATGCGAGATCATCGATTCCAGCACGCGCGCCTGCCCTTCCGTCATGCCGTCGGCGACACGCTTAGCGATGAAGCCGCCAACCGGAAGCGCCGCATTGCGGAGGTCGTGGCCAGCCGCAAATAGCTCGAGGAGGCCAATAAGCCCGTTCCCCTCGGGACTGGCCTTACCCGCGAGGCGCAGCACGTTCTGAACGGCTGTGCCACGCACGAGCCGCTCCATCAACGCCTTTTCTACCGGCGAGAAGCCCTTGGCGCCCTTATCGAGGATGCCTCGGATATTCTGGCGCATCGCATTGTCGATATTGCCGCCGGAGCCCGTCGAGGCTGCACGCCGATCAGCGCGGAGCAGTGCTTCGTGGACAGTCTCGGCCTTCCGGTAGGTCGTATTGGCGGCGCGCGCGGCGCGGATCGCTTGTGCGGCCTGCACCGGATCGCCGCTGATCATCTCCGTCGGGGTAGCATTGTCGACGAAGTTATCCACCCCGTTGATCATCTTGCGCCCAAATTCGGCGGTCGCCGGATCGGATGACTTCGCCACGTCGCGGCTGATCACCTGCCGCACGTCCTGATCTAACTGGCGGAGGGTCGGCGAGTAGCCCTGCGGGACCTTCTGGGCTAGATCCCTGAGCATCGAGACAACGGCCGGATGACGATCCGCGCTTACGCCGGCCGCGTGGGCATCGCCGACAAGCTGGATCACCATGTCGCGATAGGCTTGCGGCGTGTAACGCACCCCGAGCTTATCGGCGGCGTCATACGCGGCGTTCTTCTCGGCCTGGAGGGCGTCCAACCCTTTGACGATCGGTTGCCCCATCCCGCCGAGCACATGGCCAACTCCGGCCGCCAAGAACGGCGCGGCGACGCCCCCCGCCGCATCTCCCAAGCCGGTATAAGCAGCATCTGTCGGGTTCTCACCGCGCGCCAACGCGTCCGCCGTCCCGATCGCGAACTGCGAAGCGCCGCCGGCCACAGCCTGCGTGCCCAAGCCGCCCTCGAGCCCGAGCGCTACCTTGCCCGCGGCTGGGAGATAGCCTCCCGCCAGCATGTATGGCGCAACCGTCCCCGCGACCGTCCCCGCTCCCGAAGCGATCGGAAATTGGGCCTGCTCGCCGGCGTTAATCGCAGCGCGGTCTTCGGGCGTCTCCTGGTCGAGATTGAAGGGATTGCCCGGAATGCCGGCAAGCGTGTTGTTGAACGCCGCATCGACGTTGTGGCCCCAGCTTGTGAGTGTCGGGCCGACGATCGGGATGGCATCTACCGCCGAATTGGCGAACGCGTTGACCTGGTCCATCGCCGGCACCGAGGACGGCTGATAGGTCGGCGCGCCGTTAAGCTGCGCAAGCAATGCCGGATCGGTCACCTCCTGCCCGGAGGGGAACGGCGCGGGCGCAACCGGGGTGGCCCCATGCAGAACGATTTTGGCGGGGACGGACACGCCGTCCGCGCCGACGTAACCCGGCGTGTAGGAATCAGCATTGGCAGGCGCGGTGGCGGCGGGTGCCGGGGTTCCACCGTTCAACTGCGCGAGGATGGCCGGATCAGTTACAAGCGTCGCCATCAGGGGGAATACCACTTCCCGTCAGCGCCCTGCGAATAGGTCACGCCGCCGATCGTCTTGGTGACTGGCGTCGGCGCGGACGGCGCGGCAGCGGGCGCAGCGCCGTCCATCGGCAAAGCATAACCGTCCGGGAAGGCGTCAAGTTGGCTCGATTTGACCGGCGGAAGGCCCCCATACAGACGGGAATAGCTGTCCTTCATGCCGCCCGAGATTTGCTGCAACTGAGACTTGAGCGTGGTCAATTGCTGAACCAGCTGCGCACTGCTCTGGTGAGCCGAGATGTTGCTGAGCGTCTTGCCGAACATCAGGGCTTCTGCCTGCGTAATGCGCATGCCGGTCGCGCCCGCCGGCGCGCTGTCGCGGAAGTCCTGAATGGCCTTGGTGGCAGCGTTGGAGTCGATCTGCTTCAGTATCTCGTCGAGGTTGGCCGCGGGCGTGCCGGAAATCCCTTCGCTCACCTGCCCCGGAATGCCGGTGGCAATCGGGTTTTTCGCAAGCGCGATCGCCTGGTCAATCAAGCCTGGGGTGACGTTGCCCTGCGCGTCCGTCCCGCCGAGCAGGCTCTTGTTGACGATATTCTGCTCCTCCAGAGCCTGCGCGGCGCGCTGCTGGTTCTGGATGAGGCCGCCCTGATAGGTGCCTTCTACGGTTCCGGCCGCTTCCGCCTGCTTTTGCTGGGCAGGCGTCAGAAAACGGCCCGCACCAGCCGGCGAAGGAGTTGCTTGATTTCCCATCGGAGCAGGCACCGGACCTGCCCCCTGAGCAGGGCTCGGCAGAGGCGCCAGAGGAACCGGCGTACCATCGGCAGCGGGAGGCGTGACATAGCCGGATGCTCCCGCGTCGGGCGACCCACCCAGCGACGGTGCGCCCCCGGCCGCCGCGAGCGGACGCAAGTTGGTGCCGTACTGCGTCGCAATGTAGGGATTGCCTGCCGCGTCGAAAATGGGGGCTCCGACGGCTGCGCCGCCAGTCCCATACATCGCCGCCTCGGCGTTATTGCGGGCCGTCTCCGACGCGAGGTTCGCCCGCTGCGCGATCGCGTCCGGGCTGGTAAGCTGGAACTGCTGCTGCATCATGGCCTGCGCTACGGCGAGTTGCCCCGGCGTGGCGTAGGGATCGTTGGCGATGAACTTCGCGGCCTGCGTGGGATCGCCCTGAACGGCCGCAAAGTCCTTGCCGGCCTGCGCGAGTCCCTCGGTCTGCTGCTGGGTCGCCTGGTCGAGCATCGATTTGGCGATCAGCGCGCGCCCGACAGCCGACAGGCCCTCCCCGAGCGTGCGGGGAGCCGGTGCCTGCGCCATCATCGACTGTGCGATCTGGCGCTGCTGCGCGACCTGCTGCGGCGTCAACATCTCGCCGTTGGCGCCCCAAACAAACGGGGCCGGCGTCGGCGCGCCGTTTTGAGCGAGCATCGCATTCGCGATCTGCTGGACGGCCATTAGGCGGCCCTCCGCTTCAGCATCGCGTCGGCAATCACCTTGTTGTAGTTGACGGCCTTGAAGCCGCTGTCGGTCGTGACCACGGCGCCGGGGTTGGTCTTCTCCACCTCCTGCGCCATGACGCCGATCTGATGCGATCCGTCGGGCTTGAAATCGTACTCGTAGACGTTCGTCTTGTCGGGGAGCTCGCCGACTTTCTCGATGTTCTCCTTGAGGCGCTCATCTGACCACTTGAAGATGCCTGCCGACCCGAGGCCGAACAGACCGCCGAGCATGTCCTGCGTCTGCGCCTGATGGGCCTGCCACCCCGCAAGCTGGTTCTGGTAGGCGCTGTTGGTGATGCCGGCCACGTCCGTTCCGGCCACCTGCGTCTGAGGCGTATTGGCGAATGTCGGCGTCTGGACCTGTGACCCGCCGGCGAGGGCGCTGATCTCGTTGATCGGCGTTTCGCGCTGGGCAAGGATCGCCTGCATGGCGTTCGCCTGCGAGTTCGACAGCATGCCGTTGAGGTTGCTGGCCTTCTGGTTGTTGAACTGCGTCATGGCGTTGTCGTAGGCCGCGCTGCCGGGCGTGATGCCCTGCTGTGCCAGTGACGCGGTGAGGCTCGCCTGATCGCGGTCCGACTGCTGGTTGAACTGGTCCAGAAAATGCGTGTTGGTATAGGCGTCGAGGTTCGCCTGCGACAGGTCGAGCGGCGTGTCGAGCAGGCCACCGAGCTTCCCAGCTTCGGTCTGAGCCGTGTTGGCGAGGATTTGCTGCGTGCCGGTGTTCGTGTCGAGTAGTTGCTGCTCCGCGGGGGAAAGCGTCTGCGTCGCCGTCATCTGCGGCAGATCGTAGGTCTTCCCCGTCGTCGGGTCGGTGTATTTGTAGGTCCCGGTCTGGGAGTACGTCAGGCTGCCATAGGGCGTGACCTGGTTCGTGGAGTTGATCTGCTGCTGGCTGATCGCCGTGCCGATGTTGCTGGCGGTCTGCGCGCCGGCGGTCGTCGTCGGATCGGGAGGAGTCGGAGGAGCGCCCTTGCCCATCAGTTCAGCCTTTCAAAGCCCCTGGCACGCCACTGCTCGACGGTCAGGGTATAAATGTATCCGGCCTCGTTGCGGCCCCAGAGCCGCGGGATGACGTGTTCGTCGAAGCCGAAGCGTTTGGCGATGTCGCGCATGTGCTCGTTGCTCTCCGCCACCCGAAGCACAACCATCTGACAGCCGAGCTGATTAAACGGGAAGCCGAACATGGCGAGAATGGACTTGCGACAAAGCCACCGGGGGTCCGTCGTCCCCGTCGAAATCTCGATGACGCCGGCCGACGGGTCCCAATTGTGGAAGATCGACCCGCCGATCAGTTGTCCATCCCAGACGTAGCCGATCGCCGCGAACTCGCCCCATCCCCTGCCTTCGAACGGCGGAATCGAGGCCACGAACTGCCCAATGACGAACTTGTCGCCATTGACGATCTGAAGCCTAGTCAACGAGAGCCCCCGGATCGTAGGTCAACTCCATGATGACGAGTTCGGCGGTCGGCGCGATCGGGGACCCGCTTGTCACCTGAAGCACGGGCGCATGCGCGAAGCCGGTCTGGTCTGCCGAAACCCATTGCGTGTTGACGAGATAGGCCGCTTGGCCGGCGTCCCACTTCGCCTGATCCCAAAGCCCCAAGTCCCATAAGTCGGGCACCGTCGCCGAAACTGCGGCGCTCGGGGGCGCCGGCAGCGTCACGATGTAATCGCTGGTCACCGAAATCTGCGGGATGAAGTCGTTGAGCGTGCGGAAGATCGCTCGCACCTGCTTGACCGTCTTGGTGACGCCAAACGCTCCGAGATGGTCCATGTGATAGGCGCAATTCGAGTAGTAAAGCGCGCCCTGATCGGAGCCCGTCACCTCAGCCTGAACGATCGTCCCGGTGTTCGTGCCGAAGAAAAGCTGGTCGGCATGGAGGGCGAGGCAGCGGGTGTCCCAGCCGGTGTACTTGCACCAAGCGCCGGTTTCGAGGTTCACCACGAAGCTGATCGCCGGCGTCGTCGAGTCGATTACCGGGCAGTTGACGATGGCATAGGACTTCGACGGCCACTTGATGATTTCCCACGACCTAGAGCGACGCGACTGCTGCTCGGCAAGCCAGTCGGGGGAGATGGCCTTCGAAATGCCTGAGATGGAGAGGGCGGCCGGGTCTTTGATCTGGATATCGCTCATCGAGACGATACCCGCCTGCGTCAGGATCAGAAGGTCGGAGCCCGCGACCATCGTCGCATTGTGGTTGGCGCCCAGCGGAGGGGAGCCATAATAGACGCCGACGAGGCTCCACGCCGTCGAGCTCGTCGGATCGTTGCCCGAGTAGATCGCGTATTCGCCCTCCGACGAGATGAACACGGTGAAATTGACCAAGCCCGTCCCGGTGTTGGCGCTCCACTGCGCGCCGAGAACAAGCGAGCCGCCGAGACGAAACACGCCCGCCAGGCTCACGCTCTGCGCCGCCCCGGCGATGGAGCCGGTCGGCAGGAACCAAGCCGTCATGGTGCCCTTCTGGACGAACCACAGGCGATTGGCGGAGACCCAGACGAAGCTCAGGAGATTGGTCGCAACGCCGGTGATGGCGTGGGTCGAGACGGCGGTCTGCTGCTCCCACGCCGAGCCGTTGTAGAGTTGCGCAAAATCGGTGCCGTTGACCACGGTCATGAAGTTGCCGCCCGCGGTTTCGATGTTGGCGGCGCAGTAATAGTTGCTGGTCTGTCCGGTGACGACGGCGCTCGGGATCGTGGTTGGCGTGCTCGGGCTCGTCATGGGGAAGATCGAGCCGTTGCAGCCAGCGAAAAGCTGCCGCGTCCCGCCGACATAGGTGAACAGGCTTTCGACCGGATGCGTGCTCGTCGCCGCGGTGCCCCAGAGCACCGAGCCCTTGCGCAGCCTTATCCCCGTGGTGGTCGGAAACCAGTTCTCGAGCAGCTGTGCATAGCCTGGGGGGACCGCAGAAAGGTTTGCCGCGCTCAGCCAGCCCTTTGTCGGCGCCGGGAAGGGCTTCGATCGCATCCGGTCGGATTGCGCCGCCTGTCGCGGCACCGGAACGCGGCGAAAGCCAGCGTACGGCATTACGGCACCACGACGCCGGGATAGGCGATTTCCACATCAGCGGGAATGCGCTGGCGCCCCACGATCAGAATATTGGAGCCCTTGTCCTGCCCGATGTGCGTGGCGAGCGAGGTCTGATAGTCCTCCATCGCCTGCCCGTAGTCTTGCCCGCGGTCCTGCTTCCATCGGTAGATGAAAGCGAGCCTCAGAAGCCGCTCGCCAAGCGAGAACGTGTCGGTATCGGTGTCGAAGCCGACTTTTGGCGTTCCGCCCATGTCGGTCGCGTAGGTGTTGCGGAGATAGTAGTACTGGACCGTGGAAGCCGCAGGAACGACCGGCTTGATGTTGATCTGCGTGCCGATCAGCGTCCAGCGGCCGACGACATCGCCCCAATTCTGGATCGCCATGCCCAGCCAGGTATCGGTGTCGGGATAGTGGACCAATGGCGCATTCGGCATCGCAGATGGCCACAGCCGCGCCTTCTTGAGCATCCGGGCATAGTCGGACGGTAGGTTGAACGCGATGGTCGAGCCATCCCCGGTGATCGTCGCCAGCGCCTTGAGCTTGGTCCAGTCATGCCCGGCATCGAAAGCGACCATCGAGGCTGCCTCGTTGACGCAGTTCTGCATCTGAAGCGACGTGCGATCTGTGCCGCTGAAGAGTACCGTGGGCACGGCGACGCCTATGACCGTCGAGGATTTCCTTACGACATCGAGGACGGTCATCTATAGGTCACGCTGCGGCCTTGCGGCCGACCTTCGCCCGAATACCCTCGGCGATTTCGAGAAGCTTCTTGCGTCCCCAGCGACCGTCCATCGCCATCGTCGGTTCCGCATCCTTGATCCAGTTGACGAGGTCTTCGTCACCGAAGTCATCGAACGGGGTCGAAGGCTGCCCCGGCTCAGGGGCTTCACCCTTGCTCAGCTTGTCGACGAGCGCCTTGAGGTCGGCGATTTCCTGATCTTGCGCCGCCTTCACCGCGGCAAATTCCGCCGCCGTCATGGTCTTGGTGGCATTCTCGAGGTAGGCAATCGCCTGGTTCTTGAGGTCGCGCCCGCCCATGCCGAGTTGCTTCAGCGGATGGCCGTCGAGCGAAGCCAGAGCCTCAGCGGTATGGATGTTCAGCGCCTTGAGCTCGAGGCGCTTGCCCTGCGTGAGGAAGGTCAGTTCCGAAAGGGGCGTGCCGGCGACGGTCTGCGCCTCGCCGTCTTTGAACTTCTTGTAGGCGTCCGCGTACTCCATCGCGTAGGTCCAGTCAGACGTGAAGCCCATCTCGTCGGGCGCCTGCTTGAAGACCTCATGCGCCGGGAAGACCCCAACGGTATGCTTATTGGCGGCGAAGCGGATGCGGCAGACCTCGAACTCGTCGTAGATCGGCCGCTGCGCCTTCTTGCTCTTGGCTGGGTTTGGAATGGCCAGCATTTCGAAGGTGGCGACCGTGCCGGCGTCGGAAACCTGGGGAAGCATCTAGGGACCTTTCCGTCTGAGGGAGCGCTGCATTTGAGCCGCGGCACACGATGCCGCCGCCGAAAGGCAGAAAGGGAGAGCCCGAAGGCCCTCCCCGATATTCGTCAGGTGATCGCGCCCTGAGCCGCAGGACGGTTGATCTCGACCACGGCCTGCCCAGCGGCGGGCGTACCGGTCGCCGTGACGTTGATCGCGCCGAGCACCTGCTTGCCAGCCGCGGCGGTCGAGGTGAGCTGGCCGGAACCGGCGAGATAGACGGGACCCGGACCAGCAGCCAAGGTGCCGTTGGTCGCTGCGACCGCCTGCCCTTCGATCTGGTACCAGCCATACTGGCCGGCGACGTTCGCCGACATCGCCACCGCAAGCGGCTGAGCGAGGTTGGCGGTCGCTGGGGCAAGTGCCGTCTGGAAGGTCGGGGTGCCGCTCGAGTTGCCGCCCCAGGTGACAACTGAGCCCACAACCGTCGAGGCCACGCCGAGCAGGTAGATGAACTCGCCGCTGCCGTAGGTCGGATGGACCGCCTTGACGATATCGCCGAGCTTGTAAGGCACGGAACGGCCGGCGGTGAGAGACGAAGCCCTCGTCTGTTCGATCGGGGGCGCGCCGAGCTGCGGATTCTGGATAACCCAATTGGTCGCCATCTGAGTTGCTCCTTAGGCCGCCGGGTTGCTGTCGTAGAGCTTCCACATGAACAGGGGATTGTTCATGGTGAGCTCGCCCATGAAGCCGATGTACTGGACGCGGCCGTCCTGGTTGATCGGCATCATGGCGGTCTTGAAGACCGTGTCGAAGTTGCGGTTGGGATTGAACCGCATCCTCATGTTGTCGGTGGCGATGCCGTAGGTGACGTTGCTCGGCATGTTCGAGCCGATGCCGCCGTCCTGGACGATCTGCGCCGAGCGCCCGGCCCCGAAGTACTTGAGGGACTGGAAGCCGAGCTTACCGAGGTCGGTCACGTCGTTAACGCGCTGGATCGCCACGGTGGCCGCGTCGTAGGCCGCGTAGTGCTGCGAAGACATGAGCAGCAGGTCGGCGCCCTGCGTATTGCGGCTGCGCGAGGTGATGATCTGGTTGAGGATCGGCCGGATGGTGGTCGACGTCACCTGCGTGATGCCGGAGAAGAACGAATTGGCATCGAAGGACGAGGTGTCCCAGATCGGATTGGCGGCGCGGTCGATACCGCCATAGGTGCCCGAGTTAACGACGGTCGGAATGGCGAGCTGGAGGCCCGACAGTTCCTTGCCGCCGAAGCGGGTGCCGTTCGACTGCAGCGACACGTCCACTTCGTCCTGAAGCTCACGCTCAGCGGCGCCGATGTGCTGCTCCATGATGTCGTAGATCTGGTTGCTGCCCTCGTTGTTGAGGATGTCTTCGCTCGCCAGCGAGACGCCGACAGCCGCCATCTTGGCGCGGAACTCCGCGTCGTTGAACAGCTCGGCCGGCGAGTTGGGCAGGAAGTCCCAGCCGTTGTACCAGAGCGTGTTGCCCGTCTTGTTGTAGAGCAGGCGTTCACGAATGGTCGGGCCGGAATACGGCTTCCAGTTGCCCTTGGTCTGCAGGATATGCAGCAGGGCATTGGAGTTGGAGACGAGGTCCTGGTAGCCTGCGGAGCGATCCTCAAGCGCCAGAGACATGATCTCCTGGTTCTTCTCGACTGAGGTCAGGGACAATTAAAGCCCCTCCTTGTGCTGAGAATCCACCTAGGCCGCTTCGCGAGCGGCGCGCAGGATGGATTCGCGGATTGAGGTGGAGGCTGCTTTGGCCGCCGGGTATGAGCCGGCACCGGGCGCGCCCGAGATGGATTTTTGACCGCGGGTCTGAGCCGCCGGGTCCGTCTTTCCGGGGTCGGCGATCGTCGGCTGGGGTTTGAGCCCGGCGCGTTCTGCCAACACCTGGAAATCAGCGTACGCCTTAGCATAGGCGTCCTTGAGCGACAAGCCACTGTTCGCAATATGCGCGGCAATCTGCTCGGATAGTTCATCAAAAAGGGGCGGATTGGTCGCCATGAACTCTTGGATTTCACGGCCGATCTGCGCCTCTGCGGCGGCTTTGCCCTGCGTTTCGATCGTCGAGGTCACGCCCCCAAGGCGTTGCTCGAGCTGCGCGATCTTGGCGTGGAGCGCGGCAACTTCGGGGCTCGGCTGAGCAGTCTGCCGCTGGCTTTGGCCGACCTTCAGCGCCTCGCGGAACTGCTGATTGAGGTTGAGGACGTCGGCGGCAAACGTGCGAATATCGACGCCCTTGTTCTGGAAGATGCGAGCGATGCCGGCGGGAAAGTTTTCCCCAAGCATTTTGTCGATGCCGACGTATTCCCGGAGGGCCTTCTGCGGATCGACGTTGTGCTGCTTGGCGAGCTCGTGAAATTCCTTGAAGGGCTTGTAGGCCTCGGCATCGGCCTTGTGCTGCGTGACGCCCTGCTCGAGCTCCCGGATGGCGCGATGCACCTCCGCCTTGACCGGCTCGGGAGCCGTCTGCCAGGCGGCCTTTGCATCGGCGGAGAAACGGGTCGGCGGCTCGGTGTGCGACTTGCTGGCATCCTTGACTGGCTCAGGCGTCTTGGCGGGGTCGGCCTTCGGATCAGCCGGCTTGGCGGCAAATTTGCCCGTGGGGTCGCGCTGCTGCGTCTTGTCGGCTGCCGGTTCGGGCTTTGCCGCTTTGTCCTCGGCTGCCTCTTTCGCCTCAGTCTTCTTGGCGGCCGCATCGATCGCATCGCGAACGCTCGGCTTTTTTTCGGGCGCCGCGGCCTTATCGGCGCTGGTCGCCTCGGGCTTTTCCTCTGCCCCTGAGTTGGGCTGTTCGGTCGAAATCGGGTTTGGGGTCGCGACGACTTCCTCGATGGGCGCTGCGTCGGTTCCGGTGACTGCGACTTCGGACATGGGAACTGCCTTTCTGAATGGCGCGTGGTGCCACTAGAAGGCTGTTCGCCGACAGCCGGAATGGACTTGAGGACGACCTAAAATGCCGGCTTGAACACGCCGCTTCGGCCCTTCGGCCCGGCGGGGTCGATATGCGTTGGCGGCTTCGCTCCCGGCCTTACAAGCTCAAGCTGCCGCCCGTAATCCGTGCGCTTTCCTGCATTGAACTGCTGCGCGGCACGGTGCACGGCCTCGCTGATGGCCTTCTTGTCGGTCGGCTGCCGGGTGAACTTCTTGTGGCGGGCCGGATCGTTGCCGACCTCGGCATATTCCCGACCATCGCGCTTCCCTGCTTCGCGGTACCCGGCGCGGATCGCCGCTTTCGAGTCGTACATCCTGCCGTCGACCATCGACTGGATGGCCGGCATGCTGTCCGAGATCACGCTGGGAGCGCAAAGCACCTCATCGGGTCGGCGATGATTATCGGGCCACTCGTATTTGTCGTGAAGATCGCCGCAATCCGGGCAGATGCGATATCGGAGGCCGCCAGTTGTGCTCATGGGCGCAATTTGGCGAGATGGCCGGTTGGCGGAATGGATTTGACTATGCGGCCATCAGCAGCACGACGGCCAGGTCATCATCGGCTTGCTGCTGCAGCGCAGCGTGGAGCGGCGCGAGGTCGAGGAACGTCTTCGCGGGGGCCAAGAGCACGGGCGGCAGCGCGACAGGCAATTCCACTACCGGTGGTTTACGCGGCCGCCCGGTTTCGACCTCATCCCTCGCCGCCTTGATGAGGTTGGTCAGCTCGTCGCGGCGTTCCCGCTTTACGCGCTCGCGGGTCTGACGTGCTTCGTCGAACTCGCGTTCCCGACGTGCTCCATCGATGCCGTCGTGCATGTCCGGCTGAAATACCGGCGGCGCGCCCGCGATCTGAAACGCGTTGCTCTGGAAGGCATTCGCCTGAAATGCAGTCGAGAAGGCCATCAGCTATTTTATTCCGTCGTTTACGCTCGTATAGTAGGATCGAGAGGGGGTTGACAAAATGAGCCTGCTCAAGATCGAGAAGTGCGGCGACACCTATATTTTACGCAAGACACCGGAAGACTGCAGGCCATTGATGCTTTCGCTCGTCGAACTTGCATCTCTGGCTATTCAGGCCGCAGAACTGCTTAAGTCAGACCACCGTGAACCCCGACTCGGCATCCCTCCTTCCGCATCGCCGGGCCATTGGCGGGGAGACTGAGGTCTAGTCTTGGAAATGCGTCAGCACGAATAACGTGAGAGTCGCGAGAAACGACTTGGCGCTCGCTAAGTCGGTCACCTGATTGTTGATGTAGTTGCGGACCTGGGCCGGCGTGGCGTTCTTGGCCGCGTTGATGAAGGCTGCGCGCGAAGAGTCCGCCTTAAGCGTGCTGACCCACTGGTCGAAAGCGCTCGGCGGCTGCGGAGCCTCATAGGGCGATGCCAGCTTGAAAGCCGCAATGACCGCCGGCGTCCATAGAGATTGCGCGAGCGCCTGTGTTTCGGCGTCCTCGCTGGAGATGTCGGTGGCGAGGAAATTGCCGTTGCCATCCCACGAACCCGGCCCGATCGCCCGACGATGATCAAAACCGCCGTCACCCGGCGTGATGATGCCGATGATCCCGATCGTTCCATTGTCGACTACGGCAGTCATTTACGATCCCGTGATGTAGGTAATGGAGCCGCGAAGGATGATCGAGCCTCCACTGGGGACGTCTGCCGTCGTCAGGGTGGCAGTCGTCTGCCCGGAGCCCGAGGCTTGGACGGTCATCAGCGTCGAGCCTGAGCCGACGCGCGGGATGAAGGTCGTGTAGCTTGCCTTTGTGATCCCCTGGTAAGTCAGGACGGCGCCGGAGCCGGCGTTGACCGTGGTCATGTTGGCAAAGGGAAGGCCGGTAATCTGAAAGAAGCTCGATGCGGTGGTATAGGTGAATGAGCTTGTTGCCAGATTGAACGTCACGTTGACGATATTGCCATATCGCCACCAAAAACCGACCGTCGCCGCCGCTGTGTAAGAAACGCTCAAGTCGCCGGGTGTAGCGAACGTGATAGCTGGCGTGAACGTCCCATAGCTCGGGCTCATCGTGTACAGCCGCACGACGCCGCTGGCTTCGCCGGAAGCCAAGAGCAAGTCTCCTGCCTGTCCGGCATAGCCGGAAGGCGCGCTCGTCGCCGAAGAAACGCCGTTGAAGATCAACGACGACCCGAGCGTGAAAGGGACCGCGCCGGTGAGCTTGAGCAGCCGCCAATCGCCTTGAGCCAAGGTGATCGCCGTCACCGTCGTCGTGCCGGTGATATTGACGATAGGGCCCGTCGCAGTCGTTAGGTTCAGCGTCGCAGCAGAGGCAATGTCGCTGCCCTGAGCACTGACCCCATCCCACAAGGCAGTCTGCGATGCCGCCGGCAACGTTAAGCCTGAGCTCGTCCAAGCAGGCAGACCCGTGATATTGGTCGCGACGCCGCCCGATGGCGTGCCCAGCGCGCCGCCATTGATGACCGGTGCGCCGGCGCTTCCCACGTTGATGCCGAGTGCAGTCGCAACGCCAGTCCCAAGCCCGCCCAAGTCGGCGGGCGTGGCCGCAGCGCCGGCGGTGACACGCCCCTTTGCGTCGTAGGTGATTTTGGTGCTGGTACCAGCGGTCACGACGCTGGCGAGAGTCGCCACTTTCGAACCGGAGCCGGGTCCGGCGGTCACATCGCCCGTGAGCTGTGTGATGCCGGTGTCGGCATAATTCGGGATATTCAGCGTCGTGCCGTCGAAGGTCGCGGGGCCGCTCGTGCCCGTCGTGGTGAGCGTGACCGTACCCTGCACACCGCTGAGGACGTGATCGGCGTTCCAGTCGCTCGGCTCGACAAGGGATGGATCGCCCGCGTCCGGGACGGCAGAGACCTTGAGGTGTGAAACGCGCGGGGCCATCAGTTCATCACCGTTTCAACGCCGATCGGCCGTCCGTTTCCGTCCCGTACGACGCGCTTAGGAGCCGTGAGGGCTTGCGCGATCATCTGGTTCTGCTCGCTGAGCTTGGAGAGGATGTCCCCGAGCATGCCAAGCGCAGACGGGCCTGCGGCTTGTTGAGGAGCCGCCGGCGCGGGAGCTGGGGCCGGTGTGGGCTGTGCAGGCGCCGGGGACGTGCCCGCGGCCTGCTGAGCGGCGCTGTTGGCCTCTATCTCGTTGGCCTGCATCACCTGCTCATGGGCGTTCTGCCGAAGGTCGGCCTCACCTTCCAACTGCGCGGCGAGCATCTGACCGTCATTGGCAGCTTTGGCATCGATCTCAGCGACCTCGATCTGCACCAGGGCGTCCAAGGCGCTCTGCTGGCGCTTCGTCTCCTCGATGCCGGCGTGCTTGGTCGCCTCGATAGCGTTCGCATCGTTGGCGATCTGCGCGTCCGAGGTGATCTTCTGCTGGTTGAGGCGTAGATTTGCAGTCGCGAGCTCGATGTCGAACTGCTGCTTTTGGGCGGCGAGAGCCCCCTTCTGCTGCTCGATCGTCATGTTCGCTTTGTCGAGCTGCGCCTGCATCTCCATCTTCGTCTGATCGAGCTGCATCTGCTGCTGCGCAGGCGTCGGGCCCTTGGGTTGATCCCCCATCTGCGCCATCTGGTCGGCGAACTTGTCGATCGTGCCTTCGATCTCTCGCCCGACCCGGAACTGGCTGGCGATGAACTTGAGGAACGCCGCGGCGACGGGGGCCGTCTGCGGCACACTCTCCACGAGCGGGATAGCCTGCCCGAGATAGGTCCCAATCGCCGTGGTGAACTCGGTGGCACGCTGCTGCTGCGCTGCCTCATCGGGCGCGATGGTCGAATCCGTCTCAATGTCGAGGGTGAACGGCCGCATCCGGTTGTCCCGGAGGAACGCGACGATCTGTTCGATGGTGACGGTCTGCTCGAGCTGCTGGATTTGCTGCTCAAGCCCCTGCGCCTTCTGCTGCGCGGCCTCCATCACCTGTTTGGCAGCGTCGGGGTTTTTCTGCGCCGCCTGCTGGACTTCGGGATCCTGCTTCGCCGCCTCAAGCTCCTTGGCGAGGGCCGCAAACTCCTTCTTGATCGGCCCAACCTGCTTGGCGATCTCGGCGTTCGAGGGGACCTGCATCTGCGACATGTCGAGAAGCGTGTCGGCAGAGAAGTTCTCCGCCATGATCTCGCAGGCGATGCTGGTGATATCGCGCGCCACGCGGACCAATTCCGACTGACGGTCATGGACGCGGATCGAGCCGTATTGGGCCTTGATCTGCTGCGCGCCAAGCGTTTCCTGAGCATCGGTATCCCCACGCATGATGTCGCTGAGGCCGGTGATCTGGTACACGTCGTCGATGAGCTGCTTGCGAAGCTCAACCAGGGCCGTGATCGTCTCGACGACCATTTCGATCGGGAGCCAGACAATCATGTCCTTGGCCGCCCCGCCGCCGAACATCGACCAATTGCTGACGGGGATCAGGACGGCATTGTCGGTTGTTGACTTGATCGCGGCCTCAACCGCATCGCCGATCTCGCCAGCGCCGGCCGGGTAGAAGCCCTTGAGCTTGAGCGACTGCGTGAGGGCCGCGACGCGGGCCGTGATCTCGTTTATTTCCTCGAGCTGGTCCTTGTAGAACAGCATGTCGGGGACGGGCACGAGCGAGCCCGGCTGCAAGGTCGAGAACGCCGGTTTGGGGAACGGGAAGAAGCCCTCAAGATCGAGATGGGGTGGCCCCTCATCGAGGACATTTTCGCAGCCCTCGGCGACCCAGATCACCTTGTTGGCGGACTTCGACCAAAGCTCCCAGAAGCCGGCCTTGAGCTGTCCGTCGGTGATGTCGTTGTCGTCCTTACGGACGGCGTAGGTGGCCTGCTTGTACTCGTTGCCGGAGGTGGCATAGAAGCGCTTGCGCGCCTGTGCGCGGGTCAGCCAGGAGCGTTTGGCGCCCCAATCGACCTCTTTCCACTTGCGGGCGGGATCATGGACGAAATCCTGCCGATCGACATGATCGATGCAGACGCACTGATAATCGTCCTCGGTGGAGTAGCGCAGCCACGGCACGCCGCGGCCAACGCGGATCATGTCGTCGCGCAAGAGGCGCATGACGGAGTCGATGTCCTCCAGACGGAACGTGGTGACGGCGCAGCGCTCGAGCAGTTCCGATGACTGGCGAGGCAGCTCGCGCTGATCGCGGAAGGCCGGCACAACCACGGGGACTGGCGGCCTTGAATAGATCGAAGGCCCGATCACCTGCACGTTGGCCCAGAAAATCTGGTATTCCCTGTCCCGAACCGTGTTCGACAGTCGCTCAAGGTTCGCATAGAGGCGATCGAGGCTGTCGGCCTTCTTCTGCCACGTTTCGAAAACCTTCTGCGCCCGCTTGATCAGCGCCAGCCATGAACGGGCGCTCTTGGCCTTGGGCGGCGTGCCATCTTCCAGCGTTGCCGCATCGTCAGGCAAATCAACGCTGTCGTCGGTGAGGTCTTCGGCCATCCTGCATCGATAGGTGGACAGGCGTTATCCCGGAATGGACTTGAGGCTAGTTGGGATCGGCCTTGCGGATGCGGCGCATCTCTTTGTTGAAGATGGCCTGAGCGCGCGTCCCTGTGATGCCGTACTTGTCACCGAGTTCCCGCCAAGTAGCGCCATTTCGCCGACCAGCGACTATTGCATCAGCGCGGCTGCTTCGGCGCCCGGCTATGTCATCAGGCAGGTCGTCGTAGAAACGGTCAGGGTTGACCAGCCCCCGTTGGCGAGCGGCTATGGAAACGAGGTGATATCCGACACCGAACTGTTCCGCGACTTGTCGGTAGGACTGGCCGCTTTCCACGGCGTCAGCCATTTGGGCGCGCCTATCGGCAGCACGTCGCCACCGCTTAATCAACGCCTCCGATATCATACCGTGATCCTCGTGTTTCCGGTCGACTCTTCCGGCATCGGGAGGCGGATATAGCCTTGCGGCGGGTCAAGCTGTTTGTCGGGCAGGATGATGGCCGGGATCGATCGCCACGAAAGCGATAGGTAGCGGAATGCATCCGCAAGGTGGCTGGTCCAGTCGTGGACTTCCGTGGCCTTGAACGTCTTGCGCTCATCATCCCATTCGCGGCGATATTGCTCTAGCGCTGAGACGCCGATGTCTTCGGTGCGGGGATGGAAAATGCACCGCGCCAGCGTCGTGCGCGCCGCCTGGATGCCGTCTAGCTTCGTCGCGTCGGGGCAGAGTTGTGGATTCAGCCCGTGGCGCTGCATGGTCTCGACGCGCGTCCTGCCGCCCGGCGCGCCCCACTCCCGCACCTTTGCGTCATGCGGCACAAAATCGATGCCATCGACCCAGCCGTGCTGATCGCGGCGCTCTTGGATTTTCTCCACGAAATGATCAACACCGGCTCCAGAGGCCGTGTAGCAGTCCAGGATGTAGACGCGGTTGCCGACGACCTGAAACCACCAGATGGAGGTATCGTCTCGCACGCCAATATCCCAGGCGCGATGCACGGGCCGACCGGGTATCTCGATGACGTTGGCGATGCGCTTTTCGAGCCGAACCTTCGCCATTTCGCGGGCGTAGAAGGCGCCGAGAATCGCCGCATTGAACGAGCACTCGTATTCCTGCTCATATTGCGCCCGCCCGAGGTCTTCGCCGTAGAGCGCGATGTACTCGGCGCGCGTTTCGGCAAGCTGCGCTTCGGTCAGGGCGCCAGTGTCGGCAATCGTACTGATGTTGGCGAACCAGCGCGGATTGGCCAAGGCCATGTCGTACATGGCCTTGGCGTGGTTGCGTCCGCGAGGCGTGGTGATGAACGCTGCCCATCCGCCGTTTTCCTCGACCATCGGCCGGATATAGCCCCAGCTCGACGGATTGCAGAGCGCCCATTCGGAGAACGTCACTCCAGCCACGCCGGCGCCGACGAGGCTGTTGTAGCGATCGGAGCCGATCACCTGCCAGGTCGAGCCGTTCTTGAAGCGGATGAACATCTGCTGCTCATCCTTGCTTTCGCGGAGCTCGGCGGGGAAAGCTTCGTCGATGCGCCTTTTGCCGGTGTGCGGGTTCACCGCGGCCCAGATCGCTTTGCGGGCCTGTTCGTACTCGGGAAGGCAATGCCAGTAGGTCGCGACGCGCTCATGGGCAGCGATGGCCGTGCGGTGCAAGAGAACATCGTCCTTGCCCCAGCGACGATGCGCGATCTCGATAGCGCGATCGCCGCCCGCCTCGAGGTACGACCAAAGCGGTATCTGGTGCGGGCGCGGGTCCCAGCTATTTGGCAGACTGATCCGCATATCGCCTGATCTCGACGACAACGGCACCATCGCCGTCACCGGTTATTTGCATGGGCAGCACTTTGCCGAGGAGGCCAGCGAAAGCTTTGGGCTCAGCCGTGGCGAGGAACTTGCAATAGCCCATGAGATCGCCTTTGCCCTTTCCGTCCTCGCCAACAGCCTCAGCGGCCTTGATGATGGCATCCTTGAGTAGGGCAGTCGTTTTGTTCGGAGTGCCCTTCGCGCGGCCTGTTTTTGACCTATCGAGCCCTACCTTAGGCGGTTTCACTTTGCTGACCCCATCGCCTTGAGCGTCGCCGGGTGCCGAATGACAGCTCGCGCGTCACGCGCTTTCCTTCCTGCCTCGAGATGGGCAGAGATGGTATCAAGGTCCAGATTGAGCTCGAACGCGACCTGCTCTTTCGTCCAGCCGCGTGCCCATAGCTCGAGGATGAGATTGCGCCTCGCACTAGTGAGCGGGTGTGCCTGATGCCCTTCCCTGTTGCGGGAGGAGTATCGCCAGAATTGTACCGATGCGGCCATTTACCCCGCCCTCCCGCCAATATCCGATGAAAGCTTGTCGAGTGCTGATCTGCCGGGAAGAGGATCGCCGAATACCCTGGCGGTGAGGTCGCGCGTGTCGGGAGGCACTAGCTTTAGCAGTCGCTCCCCGTCACGTTTCTCGGCCGCGCTGGTGTGCCAGCCCGGCTGATGCACCTTCCCCGTAGGCTCGCGACTGTAGCGAGCTCGCCGTGCACGAACGCTGGCGTTGCGCTTTTCAGCGAAGCCTGGATCGATCGCGCGCCGCAGTACTTCAACGCTGACAGACAGCCGCTTAGCCACGCTCTCCCACGACATCCCCAGTGAGCGAAGACGTTCAGCGGCAGACTTATCGAGGACACCAGCTTTGCTAAGCCGCATCGCTGTCCCCCTCAGGATCGCCGACGGCAAAGCCGAGACGACGCTTCATGGCGGCCGGCGACATGTCGGGCATGAAGCGAGCGTTGGTCCGGGCGGTGAGCTCGCGCATGCGGCGATCCTTTTCGGCGTCCTCAGTGCGCAGTTGCTCGGCGTTGCGGCGAACGAGGTCTTCGGCCATTGCCGCGACGCGCGCCCTTTCTGCCGGGGAATGCACGATGTCCGGAGGCGGCAGCGAACGAACCGGATTGGCGCGGTGCTCAGCATCTAGACGGTCGTCCAGAGCTTTACGCGCCGCACGGGCGAGTTGCGGCGGCGTCGGGCAATACTTGCCGTCGTGCTCGGCGATCTCCCCTGCGATGAGGCGCCGAACGCCCTCGCCTACATCGGCCGGCGTATAGGCATCAACGGCAACCAGGAACGCCCGAAGCACGCCGTCACCGTCCGTCGATGCGCTACCCGGAAAAGCGGTAACCAAGCTGCGGACGATCTGGAGTTTCTGTTCGGTCTGGTCCATTTGCTGCCCTCAATTCGGCGAGGAGACGGTCGGCGGAGGCGACGATTGGATTTCTCGGCGGCGCTTGCGACTTGCGGTTGTCGTAGTGGCCTTCGAGGATGCGGGTGAATGACCTCGGCTGGGTCATGAACTCAAGGTCGGCTTTCCAGCCACGATCGTTTTGCCCGCGGCAAAAATCACTGGCTTCGACCCGACCAACTGCCTCGAGCCAGGCCGGCAGCCCGTGGCGTTTGAGCGTGGCGGCCAACCGAACGCGCCGAGCACCGTCGACGGAGCGAGGAACCGCCAGGCCCGCCCTGGCTGCCATCGACGAATAGGCGGCGATCGCCTCGGCAAGGGGGGCAGACCCGTCAGGGTCTGGGGTTTCCGGGGAAGGGTTAATTTCTATAGGGGTCTGGGGATTTTCTTTATCAGGGACGGGGGAAGCGTCACGTGACGCGTCACTTGTGACGCTTTGTGACGCTTTTCGCTGGCGGTAGCGTTCTTGGCGCATAGCGTGCGCCGATCGGTGCCGGGGTGCAGACTCGTGGTCGCGATCGATTGAAGCCACGACCTCGACCAGCGCTTCGCCAGCTAGGCCAGCCGCGATCAACTTCGACAAGGTTTCGGCGCTCACCGGCACTATTCGTCCCTCACGAGCTCGAGGCGAAGGCCGATGGCGCCAGCGATGCTAGCGACGGTCGCCAACCGCCCTGTTCGAGCACCAGATCGCAGAGCATGGAGCGCATGAGCATCACACCCGGCGCGCGCCAGGATAGCCGCGTCCGAGTGGCCCGACGCGTTCACTGCCTCGAGCAGGTGACGGACGATGGGGTCCTTGGCTTTGACGAAGTCACGCGGACGTCCCCTCACTTCCCCCTCGCCTTCTGCGCCGCAGCGCGCTGCTTCGCTGCATTGACCGGAACGCCCATCAGCATTGCCGTGGTGATGACCCCGGCCTTTGTCCGTGCATCGGTGATCGGGCCTATGCGGTGCTTGAGACGGATGAAGCCAATGGAGCAGCGTGGATTGATAGATTGTGAGAGCATCAGGCGGCCCTCGCTGCGAGACGGCGCTGCCAGTAAAGGGTGACATCGGGGCGCCGGGTGCGCTCAATGCCTAGGCGCGTCAGACGGTGGCAGACTGCCTGCTCGCTTCGGCCTACCCGCCTAGAAATGTCAGCGAGCGGGGCGCCAGCAAGGTAAGATTGGACGAGCTCGTTGTCCTCTTTCGGATTCCACAGAGAGGTATCGAGCACCGCCGCGCGAAGCCCGAGCCGCCGCGCGCGACCGATCACGGCGTTCTTGGTCTTCCCAATGATGCGGCCTATCTCGACCGTCGGAATGCCAGCGGCATAGCCCCACCGCACGATGAACTCTTGTTCTGGCGTAAAAGTGCTCACCCCGTCCCCCGTTGTCCCTGTATGGCCCCGTGAGGGGGCTATTGATCGTCAGTCGGTTTGGTCGATGTCTGCGAAAGTGGCGCCGGTGACATCTTCTCGGCGTCCGCCATTCGTCGCTTGGCGGAAGCCAGCCACTTGCGGGCTATGAAATTCTTCGTCGATCGCGAAAAGCGCGGCCTCAAGGCGAGCAACACGATCCTCCAGAGCCGTGAACTCAGCACGGTTCGCCTCCTCCGCTTCCGCGTTCCGCAACGCTTCGATGGCGGCCATTTCATCTGCCCGCAGCCGCACGGCGGGATCGCCCTGGTAGATCGACCGGACGCGCCGAAAACTCAGGCCGAGAACACCGGCAAGCCGCGTCATGCGGAACTTGTGGTTCCCCGACGGCCACCGCTGGCCGGCATAGTCACGCAACATGAGTTGAGCTGACGCACTCACTTCACTTCGATCCTTGGGCAAGAAATCCATTTTTTCGGCCTCCGCGGTCGGTACGTGTGGGGACGTACCGAGTGACCACGAAAGGACGAGCTCGATGGCATTCCGAGCGCTCAAGTCGATCTTGCAGGATGTGTTGAGCAGCCCGGAGAGTTTGCAGGCGGCAGCTAATGAAGCGCCGCGAGGAAAAGGTGACGGCCAGCCGTTGAGCGTGGAGGAATCGCGCGGCCGGCCGTCGACGCTCGAGCCCCAGGTGGAAGGCGAGCGTATGGGAAAGCGTACCCGGAGCGGCGACCGATGGTCTGTGCGCAAGCCGGGAAAGGGCCGGAGCGCGAACGCCCCGGCAAGTGGAAAAGTTCCCTTTCGGGGCATGTCGGCGAACGCTGGAAACGCCGCCGTCGTGCTGATGTCGGTCAGCACGTGCGAGCCGCGACAAGACCCTCTCGCCCGCCCCCGGCGAGGTCGCGGTTCCCATGTGATGATCGAAGCTCACTCCCCGTCCCTCCCCAGCTCTTCGGCGTAGGGATCGCGAGGAACGTCACGCTCGACGAATGCGCCGTAGACGAACGCGATGAAGAGCAAGGCCACGACAGCGGCGATGGCGCAGGCCGCAATGATGCACGGAACGTCCATCAGGCTGCCTCGCGTTTCTTCACGCGATCGATGGCCCACGCATAATTGCAGTCCGCGCAGGAGTAGCCTTTGTGAGCGAAGATGCACTGCTCGCCACGCTTGGCTTTGAGACACAGCGCATTGACCGACGGCGCGGCGGAGCCCGAAGGCTCTGCCGTCTTATCCGTCAGGTCCGCTTGGTCGAAGTTGGTTGCAGGAGCCGGGATCGAACCGGCGACCTCAGGGTTATGGGCCCCGCGCGCTACCTCTGCGCCATCCTGCTGAAAAGACGCGACCTCGCCATGCAGATCAAGGCCGCTATCCGGCTCGGCAGTGTCGCCACCATCGTCCGGAGTGGGAATTGGTTCGAGATCGGCCGCGTCGATGGCATCGGCCGCGAGTTGACGCGTCGTCTCGACGCCAGCGGCGAAGTCCTCGTCGCTTTCCGTCTCATGCGTATGCGTAGCAACGACCGTGCCAACGCCGAAATAAGCCGCGAGATAGAGGTCGAACAGGGCCTCGCCTTCGGCCAGCGCATTGGCATCCTTCTTGCGCTTCTCGACGTAGTTGACCAGCTTGCCGAGGATCGTCTTATCGAAGCCGTTGCCCTTGGCTTCGTTGTAGATTTCCCGGATGTCGTCGTTGATCGCCTTGGCCTCTTCCTTCATGCGAAGGATGCGGTCGACAAAGGCCTTGATCTGATCTTGCGCGACGCTTTCGCTGTCGATCGTCTTCGCCATCTACGCCTCCTCTCCGACCTTGAGCCAGGGGGTGAAGAGGTGGAGATCGGCCTCGGCGGTGCCCTTGTTGATGACTACCGGGCGAAAACGACGGGCAGCGAAGCCTTTGACCCGGCGCGGCTCGCCGGGGATGCCGCGTGCGTTCCAGAATGCGATGCGGTCAAACTCCACGAGGTGGAGTGCGCCGCCTTCGTCGACCGCCTTCACCGTGTAGATGCGGCGCTTCCGCAGCTCGGCGATGAAGAGCAGGTTCGTCATGCGCGCATCGACGCAAATCACGCGCTGTCCCACATGGAAGTTGCTCACAGCACGCCTCCGGGGTTTGGGGTATTGGAGCTGCGGGGGATCATGCGGCGGACGCTTTCTCGCCGAAGATGTCCGGCCGCAGCGCATGCTTTGAGATCGAGCCGTTGGTCGCGGCGTCGATTTTCAAAGCCATTTCGGCTGTGATCCCGGGAGCACCTAACAAGTAAGAGATTTGCTGCTGCGAGCAGCCCAGCGCCTCGGCAAGCTTGGCTTGCGACCCGAATTGCCTGATGGCGCGTTCGATCAAAGTCCGGTGCGACATACTAGCTTACTAGTAGAGGTCGCGCGTGAAGTCAACTAGCAATCTTGTGCCCATGCCGACTACCGCGCTGGTAGCGTGTCAGGCCATGGGAATTCCGGAAAACATCAAGCGTCTGCGGGTCGATAGGAAGATGTCGCAGCCTGAGCTGGCGAGGCTGGCTGGCGTCAGCCAGCAGCTCATTTCGCAGCTCGAGAACGGCAAGAACACGAGTACGAAGTATCTACCCAAAATAGCGAGAGCGCTCGGCGTAAGCATGGGCGAGGTCGACCCGGAATATGTCGATCCAGGTACGTCCACGATCGGCCCTGCGTTCTCCCGTCCCGGCGCGCAGCCGCCTTTTGCGGGCTACGTCCGCGCGGGCCTTTTCGAGACTTTCGATCCTGATTTCCAGCAAGATTACGTCGCGGTCCCTGATTTCGTGCAAATCCAGCCGGGATATGCACGCATTCGCCAATACGCCTATCAGGCCAAGGGCGACAGCATGACGGAGGCAGGCATCGCTGATGGCATGTGGGTCGTCGCGGCAGATGCGGCTGATTTTATTGATCAGCATGGGGATCTGGAAAGCGGTGACCTCGTAGTCGTGGAGCGCACCAAAATGCAGCGCGCCGAACGAGAGATGACGGTCAAAGAAATCCACTTCTTCAAAGATCGTTACGAGCTGAGGCCGCGAACGACGAACCCGGATCACAAGGCGATCGTGGTCAAACACGACCTCGATGTGGACGCCGACGGAATAGAGGTGAAGATCGTAGGCGTCGTTCTAACGGCATATACCGACTTCAGACGGAAGCGCCGCGCAAAATGAAGCAGCCCAAACCCGCCCGCGAGTTGGCAGCCCGCGCCCTATGCCGACACGACGGCCATCCGGAGGACACCATGTTTGAGGGAAAGCCGATGTGGGAGAGCTACCTGCCCGCGGCCGATGCTGTGCTCGAGGCGATCAACTGGCCGGAGCTTGGGCTGATCCCGGTATATAGGTTGAACGAGCCAAAGCCGTGACAGACGGCGTTGAGGCCCCTTAGATGGACACGCGCACCCTGCTCATCATCTCCGCGATCGTCTTCGTCGGCGGCTTGGGGTACTATGGCCACTTCGCAGCAGCGCTCATCGCAATGCTGCTTCACGGCCTCGCGTGGCAGCTCCACGTTCTCGAGGTGAAGGTCAATCGGCTGCTCGACGATCGAGGCATTCGGGTTTCTTCGGAGGAGCTTCGGCGCTGAGTTCACGGTGTGGAGAACTGGCCACACGGGCAGTTGCACGGAACCTTGTTCACCTTATTTTCATTGACGCAGTGCGTAAGATACATACTATGCCTATATGCACACCGTCTCTGAACTCAAGAGCTTTCGTAAGGCCGCTGACCAAGCCGGGATGTCGGAAAAGGACATTGACGGCCTGATCGAATTCCTTGCGGAGAACCCAGAGGCTGGGGACGAGATTTCCGGAACTGGCGGGTGCCGCAAGGTACGGTTCGCTATCGAAGGAAACAACAAGGGGAAGAGCGGTGGGGTGAGAACCATCACGCTCTTCTCCGGCGAGACGATGCCAGTCTTTCTGATCACCGTCTTCGCCAAAAGCCAAAAGGTGACGCTGTCGAAGGCTGAACGCAACCAGCTCAAGACGCTCGCCGACAAACTGACAGAAGAGTATTCGGCAAAAGTGCAGCCTATCGCACGAGGAGCAACAGCATGAGTAAGAAGGCGTTTGATCAGATCGCGGAGGGGCTGGAGGAAGCTATTGCCGTCGCCCGCGGCGAGGCAAAGCCCTTCCGGCTGCATGTTCCGGCCGAGATCGACGTGAAGGCAATTCGCGTTGGCCTCGGCATGACCCAGCGTGATTTTGCGTGGATGTTCGGTTTCGGCCTGGATCAGGTAAAGCAGTGGGAACAGGGTCGCTCGCGTCCGCTCGACGGTTCGCGCGCCTACCTTCTTCTTATCCAGCGCAACCCTGAGCAGGTCGCGAAGATGCTAAGCGAAATCCGCGCTGCGCAGACGAAGTATGACGACGCGCCTAAACGCGCGCACGGCTAGCCGCTTCAGACCTCCAAAGCCCACCATTTAGCCCCGCTTCGGCGGGGCTTTTTGTTGCTCGTGATTCCTCGCCGCGTTTCACGTGCAACAATTTTCCTAGTGCTTCACAAGTTTTCTTGTTGACAGGCCTACTAGCGTGCTTGTAGGGTCACTCCATCGAACGAAAGGCGCGGTCCTTTCAGCAAGCGAGATGGAGCGGACTATGGGGAAGACGAGGCTCAACCAGCACCACCGGGATATCCTGCGCAGTTTCGCGGATCAGGTGGTGAAGTGCCCGGCGGAGCAGAAGGCGCGCGACAAGGCCTACGCCAAAGCCACCGACGGCATTCGCCGCTCGTGCGAAAAGCAGTTCCCCGCAGCCGACATGGCCGTGCTGGCAAAGTACGGCGTGACGACCTCAGACCTTAACCTCGAAGGCGGCTCGCCCGAAGGCAAGTTCATCCGCTTCTCGTTCGACAGGGACGACGAAGCGCCGCCGCGTCCCGGCCACCGCTACAACATCTCGCGGATTTCGTTCGATGCCAAGGCGTCGCAGGCGATCGAAGACTACGACCTCGCGGCAGCGGCGCTCAAGAAGGCTCGCGACGCCAAGCTGGCTGACTACAAGGCGCTGATCACCGCCGCCGTCACGTTCGAAGACGTTCTCGACGTGTGGCCTGCCGCTGCTGCGCTGGCCGAGAAGATCAGGCAGCAGCAGACCGCGCTTGTGGTTCTGTCGGCAGACAAGATTGCCGCCATCCGCGCCGACAATGCCGGTGCCGATCTGGCCAATGCCGCCTGACCGGAGCCACCCCATGAACGCCCCGGTCAACACACTCCTCGACACAATCACCGTGACCATCTCAGTCGACGGCATCGATCTGCTGGCGCTCAAGAAGCTCTCGCTCGTCTCTCACGCCTTGGCTCAGAAGTTCAGTTTCGGCGCCGCTCGCGAGCAAAAGCTGCTGGCCGAGACGCTCGACAATCTGATCCGGCAGATCGAACTGAAAGCAGCGGAGGCCCGGTCATGAACGCCCCGGTCAACATCTCTGCAACCGACAAACGACGCGAATACTGGGCGGCCTTTGCCGAAGCGCTGGTGGAGCACAACCACGCCAACCGGGCGCGGGTGAACGGCAAGCCGGAACTGGTCGGCCACTTCGCCCGGCTCGGCATCGAGCAGCTTGGCTACGTCCGGGCGCTCCGCACCGGCGATTGGAGCAAGACCCGCATCCGGCCGCTCTCATGGTTCCGTGAACAAGCACAACAGCAGCGCGCCGAGAAGGCTGCGCGGGAAGCGAGGATGGCATGAGCCTGAAATCAGACCTCATCGCAGCAAAGGCGCTGATCGATACGCCGGAGAAGTGGCGGAAGCACAGTTTCGGAGAAGGCTCCGGGCCTTTCTGCGCGATGGGCGCAGCCCGCAAGGTCGCTGGCGATATCTATGAGGCCAGATTTGACGCCATGCGGTTGGCTCTCATGGCCAAGCTGCCTTGGGGTTATACGTCGGTATCTCGCTGGAACGACAGGAAGGCGAGAACCCACGGGCAGGTGATGAAGCTGTTCGACCGCGCCATTGCAGCGGCAGGTGACGCATGACCTCCCGCTCCATTTACCGCGCTCTGTCTGATGCGGACCTCGCCTGTGCGCGAGCTGATGCCAGCGACGCCATGCGCAACCTACTCGAGGCCAAGATGACCAAGGACGCCGACGGCGTAGAGCGCTGGGGCAAGCGCTGGTCTGACCTCACAAACGACTGTGTTCGCCTTGAGCGCGCGGTCGAGGCGGAAGGGGAGAGCGTGCGGTGAGCGTCCTCGAGAACCGGCAATATTGGGCCTGCAAGTGCGGCTGCCTCTCGTACGCCCGCATCGCTGAACCGGCCTTCGACGCTAAGGGACGTAAGCTGTTCAAGCCGAGCGACTACGTCCGCTGCCTCGATTGCAAGACCACGCGGTACCTGCCGGCGCCCGCTTCCGAGAAGGCGGTGGAATCGTGATCCGCCCCTCCCTTTCCCCCGACCAAATCGAAAACCTCGGCAAGCTCTGCTCTGAGAACAATGGGGCGGAAGTGGTGTTTGGCTTCCGCACCGAGCACCGCCAGAAGCCGGCATACCCGATCGGTGACGGCTCCATTTGGGCAACCCGCTCGACCGTCGTCACGCTCGACCGCGAAGGCCGCGTGCTCGCCGAAACCTTTGAGGAGATTGCGCCGTGAACGCCATTTCTCCGCTCGAACGCGAACGCAAGAACGCCTTGGCGGCAGCTCTTAGGCAAGCCGTGTGGGACCTCGCCGCTGAGCAGGAGCGCGACCCCCGCCTCGCCGATGACCAGGCTCTCGTGATCGGCATCGCCCTGCAGGACCTCAAGAAGGTCGTCAGCACTTGGAAAACGTCATGACCGAGAAAACCGTCATTTGGGATCGCCTCGGGAAAACCGACCCGTCGCACACCAAGAAATTCTCTCGGGCCGGCGGCTTCAAGGGCACGGCCATCAAGCCGATCTACACTGAGCACAAGATGACCGAGGAGTTCGGACCGTGCGGCGTCGGCTGGGGCATTGACGCGCCCGTATTTACCACTGTTCCAGGCTCCGACGGGCAGGTCGCGGTGTACTGCTCAGTATCCATCTGGATCAACATCGACGGCAAGGTTTCGGCCCCGATCTTCGGCGTCGGCGGCGACCTCGTTGTGGTCAAGCAGTCCGCCGGACTCCGCACCGATGACGAGGCTTTCAAGAAGGCGTTCACCGACGCCATCGGCAACGCCATGAAGCATTTGGGCATGTCCGCTGACGTGCACATGGGGCTCTTCGACGACAGCAAATACGTCGAGTCACTTCGCGACGAAATGGCGGAGCCGGAGAGCTTTCAGCCATCGAGCGGCGCAACGCTACCCAAGGCAAAGGCACGGTCGCCGTACGCTGAATTGCAGACGGAAATCGATGCCTGCGTCACCGTTGATGACCTCGCCATCCTCTGGCGCTCGGCAGCATTCCAAACCGAGCTCAAGACCATGCCGACGGACTGGCAGCAGCAGCTCTTCGACCAGAAGGAACTTCGCAAGGAAGAACTCGCGAGGAGAGCCGCATGAACCCTCCCCGCCTCATCGTTGAAATCAGCAATGCCTCGCCATCACGTCTCGAGAACCTCGAGCGCCGGGCTGGCGTGACGAAAATGTCGGCCAAAGACCGTGCGGCGGTGAAGCGAGCCATTGCCAACCGGCGCGCTTACTTCGCCAGCCCGGAGTTTTTGGCCAAGCTCGTGAGGACGCTGTGAGCGATCGGCAGGCTTTCGTGCTGGCAAATCCACGGGTGCGCGAGAACGCCCTCGCGGCGGTGCGAGACGCCGCCGACTACAGCCGCGTGACGGTTGCCCAGCAACAGCGCTCGAAGGACCAGAACGCCTATCTGCATGCGCTGCTGACGGACCTCGCGCGGTCGCCGGTGCGGTGGGCCGGCAAGCGCCGCACGCAAAGCGAATGGAAAACGCTGGTCGTCAGCGGCCATTCCGTCGCCACCGCTGACACGCCAGAGCAGGCGCGCGGCGAAGTCGTTCCTGGCCTCGAAGGTGAGTTCGTGTCCATCCGCGAGAGCACCGCCGACATGAGCGTGGCGCGGGCGTCCAGCCTCATCGAATACGTCTTGGCGTTCTGCGTTTCCAACAACGTCGATCTTCGCGAAACTCGCGATCGCGGCTTCCTCGCGACGGAGGCGGCATGACCCCGCGCGCCGTCAAGGAATGGGTAGGCCGTCGCCCTGAGAGCATGCCGGGCAAGCTGGCGCTGCTCCGCCTCTACGCGCGCCAGAACGGCATCTGCGCCTGCGGCTGTGGCCGGGTGATGAACCTCAACCGCGATCGCGTCGACTGCGATCATCGGATCCCGCTCAAGGACGGCGGCGAGAACCGCGAGTCCAACCTGCAGCTGATGCTTCACGAGCATCACGTCATCAAAACCAGCGCCGAGAACATCGCCCGCGCCGAGGCCAACGGCCACCAGGCGAAGGCATTCGTGCGGCCGGCGACCAAATGGGCAACGCGCGGCTTCGCCAAGGCCAATCCGAGGCGCACGGCCACGACGCCCCATCACAAGCACATCGGCGAGTTTGAAGACTCTGCTGAGGCGAAAGGACAAACATGAGCGGACATACACCGGGACCGTGGTCGGTTCCTCATTTCGCGCAACCGGACGTGAACTGCAATTGCGAATACGTCCTCACCGATTACCTCATGGGTGCGGTCTGTGCAGTTTATGCGAGCGGCAAAGGCGACGACTGGCAGAAGCACGGCGACAACCCACGCTTTGCTGAGGCCGTGGCCAATGCCCACCTGATCGCGGCCGCGCCCGACATGCTGACTGCACTGAAGACGCTGGACGCATTCTGGACAAAGGACTTTCCGGACGGCCCCGGAGATGCCAGCGAACCCGCCGACACACTGCTAGCCGCCGTCAAAGCGCGGCTCACAACAGACACGATCGAACTCTGGCGAAATGTTCGCTCTGCCATCGCCAAAGCCGAAGGTCGCGCATCATGACCGTGAGCACCCCGTCAGCCTCAGAGCTGAGCGAGCGCCTGCGCAAGCAAGCTGGCGTTCTGGACCGCATCCAACACTTCGAGAGCCCGTACGAGGCCGAAGAAGCGGCGAATGATGCATCAAAATATCGCGAGATCGCCGACGTTCTCGACCGCATAGAGGAGCTTGAGGGCCGATCTGGCGTCCTCTCTGATTGGACCAACCGCCTGCAGGCCATCTGCGAACAGCACGGCGCGCACGGCGGCGACAACCGGATCGATTTCATCGAAGCCAAGCTTGATGCCCAAGCAGCCCTGCTCTCCGAAGCGGAAAAGTTCCTGACCGATCTTCGCTCGTGCGTGAACGGAGAAGGCCCGTACTCGCGCGGCTCGGACAGCGACACTCTTGATGCCCTGTATGGGGATGCTGGCGCCCTCTCCGACAAAATCCGCGAGGCCACCCAGTGACCCATCCCCTCCCTCTGTCCGAAGAGCGCGTGCGCGAGATCAGAAGCGAGTTCGAGGACCTGCTACTCGACGTCGAAACCCACGGGCAGCAATCGGACGGCCCCGGCGTGGTCAGCGCCCACTACACCTCGCTTTCGATCAGCGAAGTCATCGCTCTAACCGCCCTTCGTGCCAATAGCGGGGAGGGATGGCAGTCGATTGAGACGGCGCCGAAGGACGGGACAGAAATCGACGTGTGGGCCGTGAATGAGGTCGGTCACGGCGGCATGCGCATCATTGGTGTCAAATGGGACTGGATAACCGATTGGGACGGCACGGCCTATGAGGGCTGGACCGACATGTACCCGACCCGCTGGGGGAGCAAGTACCACCCAACACATTGGATGTCACCAGTCGCCGCTCCGGCCCCCGAGCACCAAGAGGCAGATCAACAATGACTGCCGACCTAGAAAAGCGCCTCGATGCCGTGGAGGCTGAACTGCGGGAATTGAAAAGCCTCCTTTGGCCAGAGCTGGAGGCGGCAAGAATTAGACGCTTGCCTCCCGCCACCGAGTATGGAGCCGCAAAGGCAGCCCGCGACGGCCATCCGAGACGCTCAAACCCCTGCATCCCCGGCACCTGGGGTTGGGAGATGTGGTTCGAGCAATACGACGCCGAGAAAGCCAAGATGAAGGCGGAGGCAGATCAATGACTGACCACAACGAAGTGCCGGAAGCAATTAGCCCGGAACGCTATGCCCTTGGGCTGTTTGCCGAAGAAGCCGGCGAGGTCTTGCAGTGGGTCGGGAAAACGTTGCGCTTCGGCTTCGATACGCCCGGACGCAAGGACGCGGCAGGCGTGGTGACGGGCGAGACGCCGCGGACCCTGATGCCGGCAGAGCTCGGCGACTTCCTTGCTGCGATCGACTTCGCCGCCGCACACGGCATGATCGATAAGGTCGCGGTCGATGCACAGCGCGTCAAGAAGCTCGCCAAGCTGCTCGATCCGGCCTCGCGCGACAACCTGGGGCACCAGCTCGCCCCTCAACCCTCTACCGAACCAACTCGTGCAGAAGATGCACAAAAGGCGTTGATGTCCCACATCAAAGCGACCTTTCCGCTTGCAGTCAAAGCGGGCGTCGAAGTCGGCATCACCATTCGTCCCGTTTCCGCGATCCGGGAAATAAGCAATGACCGATAAAACATGGATTGAGCTTCGTGAGCCGCGCTGTGTGCCTGAGCGAAAGGGGCCATTCAGATCAAAGGGTCAGCTTGTCGGATTCCTCCGTGAGGCCATGCAGCATCGACCTTCTGCCTATATCACCGTCATCACAGAGGGCGACGATGGTCCGCTTTTGCAAGACGGCCCGGAATGCTTGCAGATGATGGACGGCCGGTCAATGTCGGTCGGTCGGCGCCACACCAAATCCTCAGCCGAGGCACACGCGGTTGCTCGTGCAGAAGATGCACCGCATGTCGAGCCGGGCGGGGAGCAGGAAGCCCTGATGGCAGCGTGGGACGACATGGACAAGGCCGCCCAGCGCATGGTCACAGCGCTCCCTGGCACGATATCAGCGGCTGCCGAAACCCTTGAGAGCTGCCGGCTCGCAATGCGGAAGGCAGTCCAGACCGACGCCCTCCGTCCCTCACGAGACGCGGTACTGGAGGAGGCGGCGAAGGCCGTGGAGGCCAAAAGTCCAGATAAGCTTCCGTTGACGGCAAAATGGTTCGCTAACGCAGTCCGTGCCCTTAAGGTCTCACAATCATGACCGGGTACTGTTACGGCCAAGGCGAGCCAATTGAGAAGTGCCCGTATTGCGGGACTTTTTGTCTGGCTGATTTTGTCGACATTGGCGTTGGCATGACGCAGTGCGGCCCTTTCCATTGTGAGACATGTGGCGCCTCAGAGATCGGCCCGCACGATAAAGAGCGCGTCCTTTCGGATGCTGAACAGGATTGCGGTTGGTACGCCCCAGGCATGCCTCCCGGGTCGTCCGCTAATGTGATGGGTGGCCAGATTGTAGGGCACGCTCAGATGACTGCGGCCTATCGCGAGGAGTTTGTTGGCAATCCCCTCTACGCCGACAAATCTTATGTTGAAGCGTGGTTCGAAAGGACTCGTGGCAGCCTCAAGGCCTCCCAATCATGAGCGAGGAGGTGAAGCTACTGCCGTGCCCATTCTGCGGCGGCGAAGCTAGAGTCAAGAGATACCACCGTTTCGCTGCAGTGGTTTGTTGTGAGAAATGCTGGGCCGAGGGCCCGGATGTCGAATCGGAGGCCCAGGCCATTGAGGGATGGAATAGCAGGCCCACTTCACCGCTCCAGAGTGCCGCAGATGCGCCGTTGCGCGACATGGTTGCGATGAGCACTTGGTTCGAAGATGACCGTGTTCTGCAAATCCACTTCAATCGACCTGTTACCGACGCAGATCGCAAGCGCCTGGTCGATGCATCAAACGCCATCGCCGACCCCGCACCTCAGCCCGCTACCTCTACGGTGGAGGTTGAGCCGGTTGCGTGGCGCTATCGCGGCGGAACAGGGGCTTACTCTGGTGCCTGGTATGTAAGCGCAACTAAGACGTTCACTGCCTCCGAGTGTGAAGCAGGCGGCTGGGAACAACAAGCTCTAGGCAGCATCAGCGACTTCGAAGAAATCCTTTCCACCGCACTAGAAGACAAGAAGCGGGCGGTGGAAGAACGGGACGCGGCTTTGGAGGCTGAGCCGACGCATTGGGAAGCTTACTGGCCAGGAGCGGGCAGCGTCGACAGCATCACCCGCATGACGCATATCGAGAGCCTAGCCAACTCTTGGCGGGAACGCGGAGCTAAGCTCACCGCCCTCGTCCCCGCTTCCGTCCTTTCCGCCGCACTAGAAGACAAGAAGCGGGCGGTGGAAGAGATGGACCAAGCTCGCGCCGTTACGAACTGCTACGCCGACGAGCAGAAGGCGCAGTTAGCTGACCTCAAGCTGGCCATTGCTCGCGCCGAGAAGGCCGAGGCCGCGCTGCGCGACATCATCGGCTGGGGAAACAATTTACTCGACTGCGCGAACGCCATCGTGGGCGCTGACACGAACGACTCCGATGCTGCCGAGGCGTTCGACATGTTCGATGCCGCGCGCGGAACATGGCGCAAACATGCCCGCGCCGCTCTCACCAAAGAGAGGAGCGAGTAGATGTCATCGGCGCACTATACGATGAGGGCCCCGGCAACTATTCTTGGAGGCCTACCGATTATCGCCGTCATCGAGTATTGGACTGATTATTGGGGCGAGGGAGATTTTTCAGTAGAACATATCTATTGGCGGAAGCGCGACGGCTCTCCCGGCAAAGAAATCCCGCAGTCTGTAATAGATCGCGCATCGAACTACGACTATTTATTTTGCAATCTCTTTGAACAAGTATCCGACCACTGCGCTTATGAGGCTACCCTCCGCCAAGCAGACCAGGAGAAGAGCCCGTGAGCACGAAAGATGCAGCCGTTCTCGCTGAGGCGTTGGAGACGCACGCGCGTGCCATGCTGGCGTTTGGCTACCACGACGTCACTGCCGACATGATGCGCCAGCATCACGAGGCCTGGATGCGCGGAGAGACGTTGCCCGACGTCATCTTCCGCTTCAGTGAGGGCGTATTCAAGGACTATCCGCAGCTCTTCGGGAGGCGCCCGTGACCCTCCCCTCTGACCCCACCACACCCGGACTATCCGATGCCGATCTCGACTACGGCGATGATGAGGGCATGTGCGACTGCGGCAAGACGCTATGGAATGACTGCGATTGCGGCGTCTTCTTCGAGCAATGGATTTGCGGGATGGACAACCGCGGTCAGTGCTCGATGGCCGGCAGCGAAGACTGCGACTTCGAGTGCCCGGTCATGGCTGAAATCCGGGCAAAACGCCGCGCTCTTTCAGCAAGAGGTGGGAAGTGAGCGAGATCGAGGACATCGACGATAAACTCGTGAGCCCGATGGATGCTCAAACGATCGGCTTTAAAGTAGTCGAAATGGCCGACCGACTTCACGCGATTTCGCCTGCGGTGCCTGGCGTTCAGGCTGAGTGGAATTTCGTCATTGACGACATCAAATACAAAGTCGTCGTTTCCGAAGTGGTGCCCCGATGACCCGCTACATAGAGCGCCGCGTACAAACCGCCCTCATCTGCGCTGCGATCATTGCTGCTGGTGTGATCGTGTGGTCGCTCGGGCATGGGGCGGGAGTGTGGTGATGGCGCTCGAGCTGCCCGATACCGTGTCGCCCGAAGAACTGGCCTCGCATATGGGCTGGTCGGCGCGTCGCGTGAAGGCCCTCGCGAGGCATATTGGCGCTTGCCGAATTTTGGGCAATCGTATGGCCCTCACGCAGGCGGATGTAGATGCGATTTTGGAGGCGAGCCGGCCATGCCCCTCAGGCTTAGGAAGCGCGGCGAAGTCTGGCACTACTCCGGCACCGTTGCCGGCCGGCGACTACGCGGCTCTACGAAGACTTCGCTCAAGGACGAAGCCCAGCACATCGCCAACGAAATCGAGCGACGTGCGCTCAAAGGTGATCGCGATCCCGGTGCGGTCCTGACGTTCGCCCAGGCAGCGATCGAATATCGGAAGGTCCACGGCGAGCCGCGGTATCTCGTGATGGTCGAGGACTACTGGAAAGACACGCTGGTCAAGGACATCACTCGTGGCGCCCTGATGCGTGCTGCCGTCACGCTGCTCCCCAAGGCTAAGGGCGGATACCGCAACCGCGCCGTAGTCACGCCGACATCTGCCGTCATCAACTTCGCCGCCAAACTTGAGTTGTGTCCGCCGTTCCGGCCAGAACGGTTCGGCGAGACAAAAGCGGTTCGCGAGCCGGCCACGTGGGCATGGGTACAAAGCTTCATGGCGACGGCGTCGCCGCATCTCGGCGCGCTCGCGTGCTTCATGTTTCTCACCGGCGCCCGCATCAGCGAGGCGATCGATGTTTGCTGGCGAGACGTAGACTTTGGGGCCGCCCGGGTGCGGATTAAGATGGGGAAGCTTGGCGGCCAGGAGAGGATGGCGCATATGCCCAGCGCGCTTGTAGCGGCGCTCGCCAATCTTCAAGGACCTAGAGGGGACGATGACGCGATATTCCCCTACGCCAGCGGGGCAGCTTGTAAGGACCCCTGGCACGTCGCAATTCGGCGGGCAGGCATCAAGCGCCTGACGCCACACTCATGCCGACACGGCTTCGCGACAACGCTCCTCCATGCCGGCGTCGACCCGATCACCGTGGCCAAACGCGGAGGGTGGAAAGACCCTCAGCAGCTCTTCAGAACCTATGGCCACGCGATGGACGACGAGACTGTCACGGATCTGCTAACTGGCGAGCGGCAGACACAATCTGCCAAAAAAGCCAGTTAAATCATGTAGTTGACTTTCTTGCGTTAGGGCAAGATGTCCTGAGGCGCGAGATAGCGGAATGATTGGAAAAGCGCAAGAGGCAGCGGGTTTTGAAGTTAGCGACCATGCAGGTTCGTGCTCGACGCTGCATGAACGCAGCAAGAACGTGTCGAACATGCTGGCACGCGGCTGACACACGCAATCGATCAACGTTCAGGAGACGTTCTCTATGATGCATCTTACTCGACGGGCGGTCATAGCTGGCCTTACCGCCGCATTGGCGGCTCCCGCCATCGTCAAGGCAGAGAACCTGATGCGGCTATACGTGCCGCCGAAGCCGAAGCTCCTGGTAAGCAGCGGGCGCCTCTGGACGAAGGGCGGTAAGGTCGCGGGGACTTGGGCGCAGAACGCCGACGGCACCATCGACTTCCGCTATCGAAATCCAGACCTGCCTCCAAACGGCCTGCCAATGAACGGCATCCACCATATGTCGGGTCAGAACAACTCGTTCGAGCGGGCAATGCGAATGCTGAGCATCTGCGAGGTCACGCCTTACCCATTCCAGTTGATCACAGCGTGAGGCCTAGCCCCTCATCACATGCACCCTACCCCTTGAGGAAGAAAATGAACTGGCAACCAGCACCGGTGATGCCGATCCAAATCCGAACCGACCTGACCGTTTTCATTCAAGGCATCCCCTGGGACCTATCGAAGCGCGAGGCGACCAAGCTTGCACGCGTCGTCGAAGCTATGGTCAATCCCGAGCCGCCCAAAAGGCTGATGCTGCCCCATCCGCGCCACTTCAAGCCGACCACCTAGCACAACCTATGCGCCCTCCCCTCTACTGTCGTATGGCCCTAGCCCTTGATGATGTACTCGCCCCGGCGCTCGCGCTCCTCGTCTTCCTCGCGCGATTTGCGACGTTGCTCGAGGATGCGCTTGACGGCTTCATCGAACGGCAGCGGCTCGCCATGGTCATGAGCACCCTGTCCGTCATAGCCTTCGTTGCCTCGATTGTCGGGCGGCTTGGTCATGTCGAAGCTCCTCCGCTCATCCCGTGAACGTACACAGAACAAATATGCGGAGTCGAGTCAGGCCTCGCCGTCGATCCGCGAGAGGACGATCCGTCCCATGGCGGCGCGGATCATCTCGGCGTCACTGGCTGGCGCCGGCCGCTCCACCGTGTATGTCGGATCAGCTCGGGAGGTTAGCCCGAAAGAGATGGCGACGACGCCGCGCTCCGGCCGCGTGATAGCGAACCACCAGTCCTTGTCGAAGCTGGCCTTCCAGTCCGCCATCGCGGCGTTGAACTCGGGATCGTCACTCATCCTCGAGCAGCCACTTGGCCTTCGTCGTCGAGAGCTGCGCATTACCAGGTATGCGAACCGTTACCTGAGCATCTTCGTCCTCGCCTGCGACACGTGTCACCTTGACGGGGATCATGATGGTATCGCCAACCTTGGGCAGGCGGCGGATTGTGACGGTGGATTTCGGGGTACGCGGCTTACTTGGCATGCCGCTAAGATAGTGATCCGACTCGGAAAAGTAGAGTCGTATCAACGCAAAAACCCTGCCTGCCGGTGAGGGCAAGCAGGGGCATTTGCGACTCGGGCCAAAGTAGAACACAATAGCAACCAGGGCCCAAAAGGAGCAAATCGCAAACCATGGCGAAGCAGTTTGACAAGGAGCTCGGGG